ATCATTAGTCGTCCTCTGGGATATCGTCAGAGTTTGGAGCGCTCCCTCGAGCTGTGAGCTTGAGGCTGACATTTTCTTTCTGTATTCTGAGGAATATCTTCTCAGCTTTCTCTCTGGTGATACCAGGATAAAGGTCAGTTTGAATCCAGTCGAGTTGGTTCGCGACTCCAGCTTCGATCCTTCCCCTCCATTTCTCATTGATCTCAGTGCTATTCTGAGGGAAACTGATTGGAGCAAATTCGATGATCAGATTCTCAATAGGTTTCCCGCCCTCACTCGCTGGGAGGGGTTTCTCACCCTGAGCTGTCTTGTTATAGACTCCAGCAAATTTCCCGAGATAGCGAGCTTCAGCAACCCGAAAGACCAGAGCGTCAGCGTCTCGATCCTCGATCAGCTCGAGAGAATCCATCATTTTCGCATAGCCTGACATGATTTCCTGAGCTTCTGAGAAAGAGGAAGCTGGCATTCCCTGGAGCATTCCCTGGACTTTTTGCATCCAGTCAATGACTCCCTGGAGCTCCTCGATCATAGGTGTTCCCGCGACGTTTTCAAGTTTTGGTGGGACCATATCGTTTGTTACTTCGTCAGCTAGGATGGGGTGTCGGGGTCCGATCTTGATCTCAGTTTTTCCGAGGTTTGTCCCTACAAGTTGACCGAATCCACTCATGACAATATTTTCCCCGAGAGCTGAAGTCATGATAAAATTGATATATCGATTAGCGTCGACAAAGTCACCCATTCCGTCACCCCAAAAGTCATTTTGATCCTCGAGTCGGAAAGGCATGAACGGGTTGAAACCAGGATGACCCTCGTTATCGATAGGAGCGCCGTCAGTGACGATTTGGACGTCATTCGCATTCAACCATTTATATTCTGTATCTGACCAGTATTCATAAACGACCTCCTCATGACCGTCGATCATTCGCATAACTGGATATTTGAGAGATCCAATTTCGAGGAAGTTATTCGGGTTTTCAGTTACGTCAGCGAGGTCGGGTCTGAGGATCATGTGACGAACCCCTCCCATTCCGTCGGGAACTGTTCCACCTAATACCGTGTTGTGAAGCTTGACCCCTTTATGAATATCTCTCATGAATTTATCGTATGAGGTTTTATTCAATGCGTCATTAAGTCGCTCAGAACCGCCTTTATCTCCCTCAATCGCCCGTTTTGCTGGTGATTTATAGAGGAGAGTAATGTTTTTAAGGACTTTAGGAACTAAATTGACATAAGCCAGTTGGAACTCTTTGACGTCACTTGATGAGAATGTTTTCTCTAAATCGACGACCAAATAACTCTTAATAGCTCGCTTATCCTTCGATAGAAAGTCCTGAGCGACCTGAGCGTTTTCCATTCGGTCAGCTTTTGCGAGTCCTTTCTGTTGGAGATAGCTTACGATCTGAGCCTGTTCAGCGTGTTTGTTAAATTCTGTCATAATTGTATCACCCTGGGTCCTCTTATTGGATAAGTGTTTGAGACATAATATCCAGCATTATCGCTGGAGTGTGTTAGCATGGTTCCTGGAGGTTGATCGATCTCTCCGTATTTATTGACGGTTACCTGTTCGCAATCTTTGATTAAGTGAGAACAGTTCTCCATGATCTGAACAAGTCCTTTTGCGAAAGCGTTGTTCATGCAAGCGAGACGGTCTCTCTGGAGGGGATTCGATGTTCCCCTGATAGTGAACCCTGCGTTTCTCAATTGAGCTACATCAGACCGTGACGCTCCCCCCTGACTTGTATGTCGACCAACCCCCGTCATATCAGGATGACAGATAATCGGTTTGTTTGGGAAACGCCCCTTGATGACTTCAATCAGTCTCTCGGTGTATGAATTATGGAGGAAGAACTCCTCGAAAGCGATCGAGCGCTGACCGTCTTTGACCCAGCAAGTCGCTGTTAATGGATCGACATTGAAATCGATTGAGATGTTGACGACTTGAGGATCAAGCTTTTCGAATGGAATAACGATCCCAGCTGACGCCTCACGACTGAAATTATAATATGCTGACATTCCATTGATATTGACGAACTCAGCGTTCATATATTGCTTGAGGAGCTGAGGGTCATAAATAGCCTGGAGTGATTCAATATAATCGTGAGGGAGAAAGTGATTATCGGTTGTTTTGGCTCTGATCATTCTCCCAACGGTTTTCTTTTTCCCCTCCTCACCGATACCAGCCTCAAAAAGCTCGTAAGTGTACTTGAACCCCTCTGGAGTTGTTGCGAGCGCTCCTGTCGCTCCATAGACCTCACGGATTCGAGCGAGGAGTTTAGTGAACAATATTTTCTGATTTTTATAGGGGACGATGTCAAACTCGTCGAAGATGAAATCACTCGAATTGAAACCGACCATTCTGTCGGGAATATGACCAGACTTGAACCTGATCTTCCCCCTGAATGGTGGAGTCTTTACTCGAATTATGCGACGCTTTGAGTGAGGAGCGAAATCATATCTGATTCTATAACGATCCAGGAACTCCTCAACATCAGGGATATTGATATCAGTCAACATTGTATCAGTTGGAGCACCGATCAGAATGTCGGCTCTCTGTTTTAGAATATTTCTGTATTTTAGGAGGTTTAGGGATCTCGCTGGGACGGCTTTCGACTTTCCTGATCCATAGCCACCGAGGAGACAGCTGAGACGGTCAGGGATTAAAGCGTCATGAGATTCTAGCTTCCTGAACGTATCAGGTGAGACAATGCCAATATTTGCAAATTCAATTTGATGTTTGAGCGCTTGAATCTTTGCTTTGACTTTGATCTGGTCAGACCTCTTCGAACTCAAAATCAACGGTCTCGATGTCGTCGCTGTCAGCGTCAGGGTTGACACTAGAAAAAGGAACAGGACCCAACACCATTTTAATCGCCCAGGGAGACGCTTCCCTGGTGACAGTTTTATTCGAGACCTCGACAATGACCATTTTTGTATCAATGACAGCAAGCTTGAGAAGTTTTTGCTCCTCGAGTGATAGGTCTGGGAAATCTGGGTTTTTAACGAGGGTGAGTTTTGGCTCTGTTTTGATTGACTTCCAGACCTCACTGACTGGGTTGAGGTGTTCAATGAGTCGCTGACGAGCGAGCTGGACGATCTCGGGGTCATCCCGATAGAGCTTGAATCTCCACATGGCTTTCGCGTATGCGACTTGGTCACAAAAGGAACTTTTCTCTTTAGTCCAGCGATAAAAGGTGTTTTTTGAGATACCTCCAGCCGTGATCCCGTCAGCATCTCGACCAGTCTGAGCGATAGCGAAGAGGATTTCCTCAACGACTGCAGGTTTATATTTTCCTTTTGCCAGAGCATACCTCCAAAAGTATTCTATCCCGCTTGTGAATATAACCTCAAATAAACGAGGGAATCCCGAGCAATGTTAATCACACGGGATTGGTTTTTCAAGCTTTATGTCAATTTACTATCAAGGCGCAACCCCGAAACTCGATAGCCTAAGCGTTTGCAACCACTGCAAGCGTAGTCTCGAGGCGCATTCCTTATTCTTTTAGATCACCTTGAACTCAACGACCCAAACCCAGGGATTTTCATCCCATCCAAAACCACGCTTTTTATTGATTGAATCCCATAAAGACTTGAAGCTAGCCTTAGCTTGGTTAAAGGATGACTTTGGTCGTGAGTAGTTCTTATAAAGGGTATGACCATAAATAAGCGATTCAACAGAGCTTTTGTTTGACACTTCCGTAATTCCCTCAGCAAGTGCATCCGTCTCGGAAATATCCTGAATACGCTGGACCTGTATGTTTGTAATCTCAAGCTGAATCCTTGAATGTTTGCGTGGAAGAAAAATAGATGGTTTCCATTTACCAAAAGCATTCATCCCAGAATCATCCCAAATTGTCTTTTCCATCAAATCAGAATAATGTTTTTCCCAATCTGTGCGATAATCCAAAACACCAAACCCAGATTTGAATTGAATTGTCATAAATTTACCTGGATGATGTAATCCATTGACCATGCAAGCCCTCCAAGCCTCACGCACCCAGAGCTGGTCGCCTATCTTACCGTAGGGGCAGCGTTCAATTGACTCGTGTGAGTCGCCAAATTCATCTTCATAGAAAGGACCATAGCTGGGATCATTTTTATCCCAATCAGTTATAATATCACAAGCATTTTTAATTACTCGCCTTGTCTGAGTCTTATTCCCAGCCAGTACAGCCTTCACCATCTCGGTATTGAATAATATTGGTCTCTCTTTCATGATCTTTCTTCCCTTTTTTTGGTAATATTCATGAATAC